CACCCTTTTTAAAAAACTTATCCAAATACATTACGGTCAGCCCTCCGGCATTTAATTTATACATTCTTTCTGACTGAACATGAGGCTTCTCTGCCTCGCCCTCTTTGATGATAGTATTGGAAAACAGCTTTCTCATATATACTTCAAATGTTTTTGGCCGCCCTAATCTATTATAAATAGTTCCAGCAGCCCAGGCGGCATCGGCTCTTTCTCTTGTGAAATAATACAGGGATACATAATAATCCCATGGATTTCTTATGACCCCAAATGACGGCAGAACCCTTAGGCTTGCAAGCTTTCCCTTTGTGTTAAAAACTTTATAATGAGGGATGTGATTCGGAGACGAACCATCCTTATAAACAAGCGGCCTATATGACTTTGGATACATTAATAATAAAGCCTTAGTTACAAAGGTTCCGGCACACTTTGGCAAATGCACAAAAACCAATTTATCTTTACCATCTTTAACAACTAACATAAAAGCTCCTTATATAATACAAAAATACCACCCGACTAGGATGGCATTTTGCTTTAGACTAAAAACTTTATTTAGTATGCTGCAGAAATTAATCCTGGGAAGTCAAGCGATCCGCGTCTACCGGACTTGCCAGCATCTGCAGCTTGCTCAATTAGATCCATTTCTCTTCCAGGAATTTCTCTAGCTCCCTGGACGCCTTGGCTTTCCGACACTGCCTCACCTGCTCTAGTTGAAGATACATATTCGCAATCAACCGAAGCATTTTCTGTGATAGTATAGTCAGTAACCTGATATGTCTTTGACATGCTCTTGAACCAACAGTTGTGATATGTTGTAACAACCGCATCATTATCTGTTCCTGTAAACTTGTCTATAACAACAATATCAAAAGGCATTCTCTGAGCCTGAATATTTCTAAACCCTCTTGAAAAAGCCTCTGGCAAAGACAGGCCATCAAAAACTATTCTTTGGACTGTTAATGAAAATGTTGTTGAGGACTGAGGCACTATTTCGATTAAACCATCTGTACCAACTTCTGAAATAGCCTTAAGGCCCCTGGTCTGCTGCTCCTGAAAGGACTGAATGGCTCCGACTGGCTCCCCGTTTACATAGACAATAATCTGTGTAGATAAACCGGTTCTAGTCTTCGCCCCTGTAACTGCTGCGCTATCAAATAAAGTCGCTGTATTTGGATAATCTGCCGCCATTGTTTTCTCCTATTATATAACCCCGACTTCAATGTCTATAAAGATATAGTTTATTGGATAGGCCGGAGAAAATTGTAAATATACGTTGATTTGTCTTGGGTCAACCTTATCTTGCTCAACCCTAATATTCTTATAAGTAGTAATCAAACCTTGCGTAACAAGGGCTGACATGATAGAGCCTACTCTGGCCGAAACTAAATTGTTAGTATCAGCACTTTGCACTCCACCGATGTATCCCTTTAGAGAATTTCTCAAAACCCTCTTTACCATATCTCTGATGAATATTATTGAAATCTCTTCATCTTCAACATAGCCAGAATTGCTCGTCGTTCTTCCTGACATAACCTTGCCGCCGCCGGTTACTGGCTCTAACAATGTAGCTCCAACGCCGCCGAGGCTATTCTGTATAACGGGTCTAAAAATCTTATCCCGAGTTAAAGCAAAGCCTGACAAAGTTTTGTTTGTAAGTGGGATCGCAACATTTTGCTTTGCAGACAAATACCCTGCAGCTGCAGCGCACATATAGAATCCGTGCAACTCAACATTCGTTCCATTTACATTTCTTACAATTGCATCAGGATAAAGATATACACATCTATTGCTCGTGTAATTATCGCTAAGCTTAAAGTTTACAAGATCTTCAACATCTCCGCTCAAAACCTCTTCTGGATCATCGCCCTGAATGCCCTCTAAAATACCAATGTCTTCTACAGCAATTTCCTCTGTTCCAATTAATGCAGCCGGAGTAACCCCCATTTGGGCTCCAATAAATGCTACACGCTCTTTTCTATTTGCAATAGAGCTCATATTTTCACAGTGATTAACCGTCGCTCTAAAGACAGATGAAATAGCCTGCGATGGAAGTGGGACAATAATTTGTGCATCTGCGGCTTCTAGCGCCTCAAAGGCATTAAACCAATTTGTATCAAAATAATCAGAATCATTTTCATCTATATAAGAAATCCTGATTCCATCACCCTGCTGAATCACTCCGCTTGTAACAAGATCTTTGTGCAAAAGCAATGATGCATCATCTGCCTCGCTATCTTCTGGATTCTTTATAAAATATTGAACATTTATATAACTGGCTTGCAGGTCAACTGATTCACCTTCGCCGCCATCTGCCGGCGCGATCAATACAAGAGAATCGTCCTCTACCGATGATATAGAAAGCTCAACATAAGGTACCGTCAAAGACTCGTTGAATAATGCAAGCGAAATATCACTTACAGTAGTAAGTGTATTCCCGGAAACCGCGTGCTCCATACTAGTAATGACTATAACATGCTCTTCGTGTGATCCATCAAAATCAAATTCTGACGTTGAAAAATATGCTGTTCCCGACTCTGTATTTAAATATCCCTCGTCACCATTTCCAACTATATCTACAAGTGAGTTTACAATAGTGTATGCAAAAGAGTTATCTGAACTATTTAGCCAATTTCTCTGTTGAATATCTGTTTCTAACTGAGAATTATAGAAATCTACTTTATTTGGGAATACTTGAGTCTCCTCTCCGTCCCTTACTACAAATAGATTCACTCTAGTGTCAGGGTCGGGGCGGCCGTTTCTAAGGCCGGTTATAGGTCTTGATATCAAGAATCTTAAGTCGTCTACGTCACAATCCTCTAAACACCCAGAAAATCCTCCTACTCCCAGAGAATTTACCTCCTCTAGCAAAGTAGAGGCTGTTCTTCTTGGGACCGGAGGCTTACACTGAACCGATAAAATACCGGGAGCGCCATTCTCCATCGCCATCTGCGCTCCTAACGATAAGGTGTTCTCTTCGCTTGGATTGCCATGCTTATTAAACAGGTCTATAGCTTCTGTGAAAAACTGAGGATCATTAAGATCGCCTTCATAAATATACTTTGCTTCTAAATTATCCCCTTGGCCCAAAGCTCTTGAAGATACATCTACATAAAATTTATCTCCAACTTCAAATGGAACAGAGCCCTCTTGGAGCCCAAGTAACAAGATGCCATTATTTTCTAACAGATGGAACGTAAGCCCCTCTGCTGCCAGACCAACGTCGCTTGCTCCAGAAGCCTCTTCTAAATCTTCAAATCCAGTATTTTCATCATCAAGATCGTGAAGTCTAACTCTTCTGGTAGAAGTAACTGCTGAAATCGTATACCTTCCTCCGCCAAACGCCCCGCCAGGGCATATAACAATAGTCTTGCCTATATCGCCACTTGTAAAGCTACCCTCTTCATTAGGAGTTCCGTCTTCCATGCTATGTTCATCGGATGGGTCGTCAATCAAAAGGTTTGTAGCTCGAATCTGCCAATCATAAAGAGCATCTTCATCCCACTCTGGATCAGATGGTCCGAGCGAGTCTGTGGTCAAGGTAATTACTGTATCATCGTCATCAAACTCTATATCTTCTATCTCGTATCCAACATAGCCATCTACGCACAAGAAATCTCCTGGCATAGCCTGGCCTTGCGCCACCAAATCTACACCCTCAATAATGAAGGTATCTGTAGTGGTCGGAGACTCATCTCCATCTCTAGCAAATACATGACCTTGCCCAAAGGTTCCCCCATCGTAACCCTCGGCTACAACAAAGCCATCTTCGCACTCTGAAATATTTCCAGATATTGCTCCTGACGTACTTGAAAAATATGCACTATGAAATGTTATTGGAGCGCCTGAGGCATCATAAATCTGACCAGAAACAGCTCCGGTGGCAGTAAATGTTGCCATCCCAGATATAGGATCTCCATTGGAATCTCTGACAACGCTAACACACCTTACGGTCCAACGCTCACTGGATGCAGACTCATCTAATATTCCTAAAGTTACAAAGGGATCACAAGAAGAATCTTCTACAACAATTCCTGTTCCAATATTAGAGCTTCCTGCTCCCCAGCCTTTTCCGTCTTGGTCCCCAATAGATGCTCCTCGTAATTCTAGGCAGCCTGTCGTGGGGTCCAGTCTGTAGTCAAAAGCGCTATCAACACCTGATGCGTCAATCTCTTCTTCTTTTCCAAATAAAAGCGTTCCATTTAACCTAAGCTCTGTTCTGCCACTTATAACGGGGGCATTTTGAACTTTAAAAAAGCGCCCTTCTCCTTCTCCCGTAGGACTGCAATCAGCCTCTCCGTCTTGACCGCTACCTTGGGCCGACTGAATAATAGTCTCCCCCCTAAGGCCTTCGCCCATGACACAAACTATTCTTAATCCGCCAGGGATAGATACTCCACGGGAGAGGACTCTATCTCTTGCAAATGCTCCAGGTTGTATAAATCCTGAAATTCCTGGTATGTTAGCCATTTAAAATCCTCCGCGCTTGCAATAACTCATCAAATTATTTATTATTAGTAGTTTCATTTCTTTGCTTCTTTTATTAAATCTCTGTTAATTCAATTATATCATTAAACCTATCAGAAAGCATATCTGCGTCCGTTCTGACGCCCGGTATGGGGTGCCAAGTGGGCTGTATGCTAAAGGCGATTTTCTCCACAATATTTTCTATTGGAATCTCGACTCTCCATTCTGATAAAGTACTTAAACTTATGCTTGTATTGTATACGAAATCATTCGCATATGGCTCAGCTTGCTCTCCTCCAATTCTAACTTGACTAACAAATAGCCCGTTAGCTCGAAGATCATTCCATAATACGTACTGTATTGCCATAGACACTATGTCAACAAGCTCCTCTAGCTCAGCTTGACTTTCCGAATATATTCCCAAATCAAATCCAAGCTCCCATCGTCCTGCATAAACCCTATGTGTCGGTGTACTAACAACCTTTCTTGTGCCATAATCAGTTTCTACCATATCAGTTCTATATTTATAAGTCATATTTTGATTAAAAGATAACGGCTTATAAGAGCCGCCACTAGACTTCACAACAATTGCTGGGAAAAACTTAACTTCATATCTATATGTATCACTGATTAGTATTTTTGTAGTTTCTTCAGAATCTGTGTCAACGCCAGTTTGATCTGGAGTTAACGGATAACCGTACTCATCATCCCTATATGTAAATATAGAATCGTTTCTAAATACCTTTCTGAGCCCATCAATCAAAAGCGTTTTGGGGTGTACAATGGCAGTTTGCTGCACAATATGATTGTCTGTAAAAAAACTAGAATAGACTACATGATCACCATTCAATCCTGTTCCTGGTAAATTTTGTTCGTCTATCATGCTTTATCTATCCTAATCTCTATAATTTATCGGCAGATACTTCAAGTCTTCTATACTAGAGGCTTGTTCGCAAAAATGCTTCACCTCCCTAATAAACTTATCTAACTTCTGCTTATCCATTAGATCGCTTTCATCTAAAACAATAGTCTTCTTTATCATTAGCTCTGCAACAATACCACCATTATTAGTATCTAAATTACCAGAAACCATCTCTATGGAATTACTATCGGAAACCATATTGACTTCTCGACTCATTTCTTTCTTAAGAAAATCAGAAAGTTTCTTAACTGTGCGCTCTAGAATAGAATTACTTTTTATTTTTTCACTAAAAATCTTAACAGCAAACATCATCTAACCTCATATTCATTTTGACCCTCTTCTAACTCAACCGTCCGATTGATCGGTTTAAACTTTTTATGAATATATTCTACTCCGAATCTTCCTGCCGGCAACCTTACTTCCCAGTGTCCGTTTGCGTCCGAATTTAAATTTTTAACCTTCTCATTCGAATCGTTGTACACGTTGACAATAACGTCTGATATTGGGACTTTGGACTTATTAACTATATATCCGTGAAGCCTGATGTTCCCAAGAACAAGTTTTTGAACTTTCTGTTGCCGGATGGGCTGAGGCTGTATATTGTCCTTAACAATAGGAGGAATAACAGCTGCCACTGCAGCATTCTTATTAAGCTTAGATACTTTGTTGCTGAGGATTTTTATGTTATCATCAATAACTTGAACCCGTTTGTCAAGAAGGTCTAATCTATCAAGTATTGTGTAGATTGCATCTATCGCTGATTGTTCTTTTGACTTTGTCATTATTTATGTCACCAGAGGGTACATGGCGTTCCCAGCTTCTATGTAGCCTGCAAGGCTAGGGCTGAACGAAACAAAGACCATATCGTAATCTGGGTTTATTCCATCTGAACTATATATAGAGTCCACTACTATATTGTCTCTTATTATAGTATTTTGAAGCAATGAGTCTTCAAAAATTAATATTGGACCTTGACCAAATCCTGCTCGTACAAATAAACAATTTGATATTATTATATTCCCACTTGCTGCTCCGGTTGATCCAGAATTTAATGCAAATGGCATTTCATACCCCGTAGATGAGGTTGATCCAGATGTTATACTTGCACTTTCTGACCCTATATAGTTAATATCATTAAACCTTAGAATAGGGTTAGTGCTGTCTACACTAACTCTGATGCTTATGACTGTATCAGTTAAATCGCTATCAAAAGATGAAAAATCACTTTCATAAGTAAATCTTTCTAATGTAACTCCACGCCCTATATCGTCTGTGCCAGCGTACTCATGATCACCTATAACAAATATAGGGCTGCCAATCCCGTACACTCCCCCTGATAAACCAGGGGGATATGATTCGTCTCTTTGAAGTACTGTATTCGGGCCCTCTCCTGAAATTTTTACGCCGAAGTTTACATTAATTTGCTCTTTTATATAATATCTTCCTTCCTTAATCAAAACACTCGGAGTACCCATATCAGGAAACATTTTTGAAAACATTCTAGCATAATCAACAGCTGTCTTTATATCTGTGAAATGCCCAAATCTTTGATCATTAGCAACAGTTATATCTGCTATAATTTTATAGTCTAAATGATCGACAAAAAGTCGTAAATCCGTAACGGTTAATGTATCGATTTCCACATAAGCTATATGAGCTACATTTTGAGACGCAAATGGGGATATATAATCTGTTCCCATATCTGGATCGACTTCATTTCCAATAACCAGGCATCCGTATGCATCTAATCCGATATAAAAATTTTCAGTTGATCCATTTGTATAATTATAAATCAAAGAATCTACGCCCAAGTATTCAAATCTAGTTCCATTAACAACTGAAACACCAGGATTTATTGTTATAGAGCATGTATCGTCACCATTATCTATAATTTCTTCGACATCAATATCTCTAATTATACCCGACCCTCTAAGCTCGTTTCTCGGGCCCTGAATATATCTTTCTAATAAAGCATCTCCAACAATTGTATCATCAACGGTTCCTGTTGAACGTTTATCCGTAATACTTAAAGCTCCAGACCCACCCAGTCCGGCATGCGGAGCCTCGATTATAACTCCAAATTCTGGAGAATAAACTGCGCGGCATAGATGCAGAACACTGCTTGGAAGTTCTCCATATCCAAACAGTGAGGACTCAAGGATGCCGACTCCAAATGGTGTTATAGATGCGTTTGGGACATATACACTCAAAACTATGTATTCCATTTTGTCTAAAGAATATACCTTATATATTCCAGTTGCGCCCACAAAGGTTTCTGGGCCGGATATTCCGGCGGGCTCTTGCTTTATAGATGCCATCCCCGATGTATCTACGGTCAAAGTATACTCTATATCCTGCCCTATAAAGCCTTGTGATACGTCTGTAACTACAGCATAAAAATTTGCTATATTCATATGTCCGGCTATATCTATTCTTCTTCGATAAAATAAATTTGCCGTTTCATCTATAAACACGTCAAGCATAATTAGGCCATCAGAGATTACAGACTCCCAGCTTTCTAAAAATTCTAATTCAGACACTGAGGCAGTTGATCTTAAGAAGAATATTGCAGACTCATCAGATAACTCGCCCTGCAGTGTAGACCCCGTATAATCTAGGGTAATTTTATCCTCCTCAACTATCATTACAGAGCGCGTTCCATCATCGTCAGAGTCAGAAGATCCCTCTATAACGCATAAGTCGCCAACTCTAAGGCCATCTGTTATGAAGTCTACCGCCGTAGAATTTATTTCAACAGTTCCTGCTCCAATCGAAACAGAGTCTGCTCCATATTTTGTAATCTTTCCATAATCCTCAATAATTCTTCCGTTAATGTGAAAAGAATTTCCGGCAGATCCTTCTATAAGCCTATCTTTAAGGTAATCTAAGCCTAAGGCTTCCGCTGCATCATTCGAAGACGCATCAACTATTTTTAATGTTCTATTTTTAACATCAGAGGAGTTATTAGGCATAACATGCGTTATAGCAAGTTCAAAGCACTTTAATGATCTAAGTTTATAAGCAAATATATTTAAATTATTATCTACACAATATTGATTAATTGTTGCCACAATTATATCTAAAGATTGAGTGTCATAAGATGAGTTGAAAACATTTATTTCTACTGCATCACCTTCGTCTATCTCTATTGCTAAAGTATCTGTCGAACCATCAAGCACATTAGACGCCCTCATTCCAGAGGAAATTACTGTCGCAGAATTAGGCGGAGCAACTTGAATCGAAGGAGTGTTGCTGAATCCAGATCTCGGTCTAGCAGAGCAGTTAAGGCCATTCTCGTTATAATTTGTATATATACTCTTTTTTATTTGAGCCGTAGTACCTGTTGTGAATGCATTTAATGGTCCTCCGAAGATTTCTACATAGTCTAAATCTTCTCCCGGAGTCAGCACTACAGACATAATTATATATTCCGCATTATCATCTTCATCTGGAGATGTCAGAATTTCCAATATATCAAACGGCTTTACGTCAGCAACAGGAGTCGGCTCATCTGGAAAGGCTATATACATCGAACTGGAGCCGCTTGGCCCGGTATATGCTATTTCTGACTCGCTAACAATAACTCCACCCGTTTCATTGCCTTCTAACGCATCATATACAGATCCTGTTCTTATTATTCCATTAGAGTTTAAATTCAATATAGAGTTCCTAAGGCCAGTTCCCTCCAGATCAGCGAGATCATCAATAGCCCCTTGAACATCGCCCGAGGGAATTAAGTCCGATGTTTTGTCATTATCATAATAAATTTGATTTGAATTATGAGAATTATTATTCTGATCTACAGCTTCGCCTGTATAATGAATATGCTCATTGTATAATATCTCAAGAGCCTCTTGCAAGGTTCCGTCTTCAAGAGATCTGGTTGAAAGAGCAGATTCGTCCACCTCTGCTGCGACTACAGTTATTGCTTGCGCCCTATGTCTATTTATGGCATCCAAATGAACATGTGCAGATAAAATTCTGTTTAACTCTTCTAATGTTTCTATAAATAATGCAAGCCGGCTATCTAATATAGATATCTCATCCTGAAGCAATGTTGTAGGGTAGTTTAGTCTTAACTTGCTTTCGTTAATTGCGGCGGTCTTTGATACATCAGAGTCTGTAATTGGGCCAGATAAGAGGTTTGCCCTATCCAATGCTTCTTTGGTGATATTTCCATTATCATCCATGGCATTAGACAATCTCGCAGCGACTGTATTGCCTATTGCGCCTTGCGGATTTATCCCCAAGGTCTTTTCTATATTAAATATTGCCGACCTCAAACTATTAAGCACATCGGAGCCTATCTCTGTAATATTATCTCTAATTACAGGGATCTCTACTGATGTATCTAATTTATCTGGGTAATTTGACTTTGCCATTTAATATATCCTATTATCCACAGTGGTAAGTGCATCCGACGAATGCTTTTTTATAAGTTTGTCCATCGAAGTCGAATTCGACACAATCGTAATTATTACTATCTAAATCAAAATCGCAATCTTGAGTAATCTTTGCAACTGTATAGTTATGAAGCAAATCATCATCCTGTCTCATTCCATAGCCTGGAATTTCGCAAGTAGTTATGTAATCTCCATTTTCTAGGTCTCCATTTATATTACAAATCCAAACGGCGCCCTCTCCAAGAGAGTTTAATATAACCTTATTATCGTATTCGAGATCTTTTTTATATGCACTTACAAAGTTACCTGCAGCAAATGTTCTATATTCATTATTTGGATCTTCAGCATCAGAAACTACTCCAAATACCGACTTTTGCATTCGCTCAGAAGAAAGCTCAACAAGTGGTAATGATTCATTTATTTTTATTGATTTATCAACATACGATCCCAAGGAAACAGCTATCAACCCAACATACTCTTCGATATCATCAAAGTTAAACTGATAATCAAATAAAGTTCTGTGCTGTCCTGTAAAATTCATTTTTTCAGTACCACCAGTAGTTGGGTTGATAAAGCCGCATAGAGTAGAGGCGCCATAGATGCTGCCCGTTGTAAAACATAGTTTGTCCGCATCGTTAGTATTATGAGTATCAAATGTCGTGTCCATGCCCATGTGCCATGCCTGGTTGTTCACAGAGTGAATAACGGTAAACCCACGCCATGTGCTATCAGCCTGCTGCTTCACTCGAATTCCATGCTGAGTGCCTGTTGGGGCCCCGAAAAAGCTAACCCCCTGTTTATCATCCAGAATCGTCATTGTTTGGTTGTCGGATTTGTCTCTAATATAAAGATAATCATACGCCGCACTGGCCTCAAAAGTCCACCTAGTGAGTCCACCCTCCTTCAGAATCAGCGACGGATTATAGTTGGTCTCGGCATCAATTATGAGGTTAGCGTCATAAGCGCTGCTTTTAAATATGGCGTTAAATACAGAAGGGGATTCGACCTCAAAGCCAAAGCAATCATTAACATTTACAGCCCCATTAACCTCAAGGCCGTCATCGGCCGTTAGGAGGCCGCCTACGGTCAAATAATCGCCTACAGTTGTATATTCTCCAACGGTTAAATGTCCCGGTACATCAAAGTCTCCGGATACACCCGTTGCATCAAGAGTTCCGCCAATAGAACCTGCAGTGACAGTGCCTGTTACATCCAAATCTCCTTCGAAATAAGTGCTTCCAACAACATGCAGGTTATAGCTGGGCTCATTTTCATTGATCCCAACCTTCCCATCTCTAATAGTAAGGATCATATCTCCCTCTGTTCCTATTTGAACAGCAGAGTTTGCGGCAGTAGGTAAGTTGCTGTTTAAACATAAAGCATTTTGAAGAGAATCTGTATAAGTTGCCGCAGCTTCACCTTCAAGCCTTATCTGTGCATTACTATCTCCGCCATCTTGAGACATTTTTATGCCGGCGTTTCCAGATTCAGAAGAATCATCAGGGTCTGCTTCTAACTTTATAAAAGAACTTCCTCCGTCTTTAGCTCTCAAATGAAGCATTTCATCCGGAGTAGAGGTCCCTATTCCAACATCTCCCCCGATGACCAAGTTTCTGCTAACCCTATCCCCCCAAGGCTTTGAGTTTCCCGGGTTAATATAGGGAGTCGTTGATGAGCCATCGCTATCTGCAATAATATTTCCACGAAACTCTACGTTATTCTCAGAAGGACACTCTACTACGCCAAATATATGACCAGACCCCCGATTCTTTACTAAGTAGTGAGTTTCTCCGTCGATATTTCCATCGCCGGTCCCCCTTAGTACGTTATTTGTAATAATTATATTTCTACACTTAGATGCAGACCAATCGTCCGAGATTAACAGCGCGGGCGTATTTAGATGCTCACAATTAGATATAGACAAATTCCCAACTTCTTCAGAACCATCGCTATCTTCACTATAAATCCAAACCCCAGATGAGTACTCATTAAAGTCGGCCTTTTCGGATCTGTCAAAAATTACATCGTTAACTCTAACTCCCCAGTTTAGCTTATTTCCATCTGAATCTTTAACCCAAGGGTCAATGGTAGCTATGGAGCAATTCTTCATCCTGAGATTACTTATAGTTACAAATCCATTGCTCAAAACATCATCATCTCCATCGGGAGTGCTTTGAAGCCCCGGCCCCGGGACAAACAGGTAGCCGGCATGGGCGGGTGAAGATGAAGATGCATCCGTTCTGTCATCTTCATCTTCACCCGCATTGGTATACACCTTCATTATATCAAGTACAGTAGAATAGCCTTCCCCAGTTATGTTTATAGGAAAGTTTATCCAACTGCCGTAGCGAGATGCGGCCTGATAATGATCAGCAGCAGTATAGACTCCAGTCTCAACCCCTGTATCGATCACAACCTTGTGGACTCCAGACTTTAAATGAACCGTTGGGACGCCAGCTTTTGGAAAAAGTTGAGAAAATCTCTTTGCGTATTTTAACGCTGGTCCAAGTTCAGAAAAGTGGCCCATTCCATACTGCGGGCTTACTGTTATTGAGTTTAAAACAGTAAGATCTAAATCATTTATAAATAATCTTAGGTCAATAGCATCAATAGTTATTCCATCATTTTCCACGGTTCCTAGTATGCAGTAATTATATGGATCAAATGGGCATGCGCATGTTATGCTGTCTGCAGCTTTAAATACAACCTCACCCCATTCGTTTACTGCTACAAAAAATTTATCTACATCGGCAACAAGAATGTCCGTTATATAAGAATCTACTTTATCTAGCTCAAACCTCTTGCCCTTGACATAGCAGACTCCTGCAGAAACAGAGACTGTATATGTAACTCCATTATCTAATGGATCAATTACCTCAAGTCCTCTTATTACTCCATTAGATCTAGTTTCCGCCATTGGACGCTGAATTGCATTTTGTACAACGTCCGTTCCCAAATCTTTATATCCAGTGCTCCCTCTTCTAATCTTAGAAAAGATACGAGGATAGTCTCTTCCTGATCCCGTAACTCTTGATACATCAGCCTCATACAAGACCCTTCCTAACATCAAGTTTTCTTCTTGATTAATTTCACTATAGCCATAAAGACTCATTACAAAACTTCCATCGCCCTCGATGAGCGTGGCTATTGCGTCCGAATCTTTTATAAATACTTTTACAAATATATTATATTCTCCAGAATATAATGTTACATACTCTGCTTTTATGCCATTTATTTCAACCTCTGGGCCTGAATCGAGGGATAATAGAATCCTCATATCTGCAGGGTCTAGATCAGCCTTATCTACAGCCAACAGCCCTGGTGTCGCCTCCTCATATACAGATATATCGCCTTCAAAATCGCAAATAGCCACAAGACTTTCCGATACACCATCGGAGACTATAGCATATGTTAATCGTTCTTCATAAAAAATATTTCTATTATAATCCATAAAAATGTCTATAATAGAACATTTTCCGCTTGAAGAAAACTCTCTAAACGCCAAATCATTCAAGGAAAGTGAGTTTTTATATATATAAAACTCAGTATCGTCAGTAGTTTCTCCGACCCACTCTTGATCAGGAAGCTGCGTATTATCCACAGATATTCCGGAAGAAGTGACATCTAAAATAATATATGTGCCGTCATCACTTAGGGAATTTGTAATTACAAGTATATCTCCATCTCTAACGCCCTCTGCCTCAAAATCTATGCTAGTAGAGGTTACTCCGGATGTTCCCTGCAACAACGTAAGCCCAGTCTCTACTAGTTTCGCTTCAAGATCTGTAAATGCATGACCTTGAATATAATATCTAGTTCCAAGACCAAAGTCTATATCCATATCTTCAAAGCTAACTAATCCTAATGAATCCAATGCATCATCTGATCCTCTAGAGACTGTGATGTATCTGCTAGTGTCAGACGAACTTGGCATAGAATGAACAAGGGCTATCTCTGATTGCTTGCCCTCTTCATAGTCGACCCTATAAGCTGATACGCTAAGCCTATTCTCTGCAAACTGGCTATTCATCGCCTTTATTATAGAATCTATAGTTTGGCCATATCCCGTCGTTGTGCCTAGATCTCCATCATATGTATCGATCTCGACGGCCGTACCCCCATCTATGGATATATCAAAATATCTATTTCCAAGAGCTATTTCTAATGGTCTGATTTTTTTAGTAATTATTGTTGCAGCATTTGGATTTGCAATCTGCAAAACATCAGCATTACTAAAAGACGAAGAGGATCCAAGGCCCTGATATTCTCTTGTGGTAATTAAAAGACCAGCTATATTCGCTTCTCTGTTTGGATTTTTATATATTTTAGCCTGAGCACCAGACTCAGATGCAGAAAGAAATTTTCCGTAAACCTTAACGCCCTCAATGCTAAGCCCATCAGTAGAGTAATCTACGTAGCTTATTTGATATAAAGCATCTCCGGTTCCATCTGTTATCTTTAAAATATCACAACGTTCAATAATAATCGCCGGCACATCTGGTGGGGTGGAAAAAATTACAGAAGATACTGAAGCTCCAGAAGATGAGGTAGATTCAGAATAATATATATCTTCTGAATCTAAAACTAGCATTCCCTCTTCGTTATCAGATGCAGAAACAAGCTTTGTGGTTTTTAATCCTGCATTACTATGCTGATAATCTTGATGATCATCTAACTGCGCTGTAGCAATTTCCAGCAAATCATCAATAGCTCCCTGAACATCCACTGAATCTATATATGCGGCTGTATCTTCATTGTCATAAAATACTTGTAGGGCCTCATGGGCTCTGTTTGTCTCTGATATATCGGTACCATCATAGTTTATATGTGATGCAAATATTGACTCAAATGCCCCCTGGGAAGTCGTAGTGCTTAAGGAGGTTATTCCATCGGAAGAGGACGTGCTTTCAATTGAGTCGATAGTAATTGCCTGCCCCATGTGTCGATTTGTGGCAGCAGGATGCACGTGAGCGCCAAGAAGAATGGCAAACTCCTCAATCGTTTGCAACAATGAATCTACCTGTTTTACTAATTGAGATATTTCATCTTGAAGCAATGTTGTAGGGTAATTTAGCCTTAGTTTACTCTCATTAATTGCGGCAGTCTTTGATACGTCAGAGTCTGTAATTGGCCCAGATAAAAGATTCGCACGATCTAAAGCTTCCTTTAGAATATTTCCATTACCATCTAATACTTTATTTAATCGATCAGATACTGTATTTCCAACAGCACCTTGAGGGTTTACCCCCAAGGTTCTTTCTATTTGAAAAATGGCTGTACGAATACTGTTTATAACATCAGAGCCAATTTCTACGATATTATCTCTTACCGCAGGAATTTCAATAGAAGAATCTAATTGATCTGGGTACTTTGATTTTGCCATTAATATATCCTATACGCTTAAACTTTGTATTAACTAAAATAAAATTAGTATTAAAAACTAGTAGAGATCCCACCGGTTACTTCCATATGATCTGTTATTGCATCTGCTGCCAAAAATGCACCAATAGTCAGACCTATCCCTAGGGTTAAAAACCCTATATTCTCCCAAGTTTGAAGCCTATCTCTTTTGTTATATCTGTCAATTAGATCTTGATTTATACCATTTAAATGCGTATATCGTTCAATTTGATTTTCATAAAAATTTATATTAACCTTATATAGATCGACCTGCCGAAGCCTCAATGACTCTAGCTCCTTATACCTCTCTAATTCAGCTTCTTTAGCCTCCAATTCCTCAACTCGTCTCAATAGCTCTGTAGCCTCATCTATGGTAAAGACATAAGAGTCTTCTGATAATTCTGTGCCCGCTGTCATCACATCTCCAGCGTAAGCAACTGTCGGAGATATAATAATTGACGATACAATTATCACTGAAATAATGCCATTTAATATCTTTCTCATAACTCTAACTCCACCTTTCCTAAGCCTATTTCTTCGCTAACCTTATCTGGAGAGACCCAAGACTCTATTTCCCCTATATTTATTAAGACAAAATCTTTTCCAACAAGAGTCTTCTTCTCTATCTTCGCGGCAATTGCGACAATCTTATCATAAACCTCTGAGCTCTCTTCTTTGGCACAAAGTATAAGTTTATTTATTTCTTTTAACATTAAAATCCTCTATCATCAAAAAATTCATCTAGTTCTTCTTTTGAAACATCCTCTCTGGCCTCGAAAGAGTCTAGAGTATTTATTTCTTCTTTTACACTTTTTATTCGTTCTTCTAAGTCTAGAATTAAATCATTATTTTTACCAATTTCCTCTTGAGCCTTTTCGATTTCAATTTCTTCTCTTAACTTTTTCAATTCTAATTCTAAAATTTGACGAGATGTCATCTTTTTTTGGAAAAGAAAAATAGCTATCAATCCAAACAACCCTATGATTGCTCCGAAAAAAAGCTTTATCTTTAGCCCTAATCCTTTGAACCAGGACCCTATAGTTGTGCTTTCGTCTTCATCACTCACTTTCTGCGTCCCCCTCCTCTATTTCATACTTTTTATCTGTCCATCGTCTAGTTACATATGCTGTAAAAGTAGCCGCCAAATAAGCCGTCATTGATGCAGCCTCCATAGATTGGAAACCTATTTCAAAATCTTTATATGAAATTCTACCAAATGTAGCTAATAAAATATTCAAAGTAACTACTGAAAATGCCAAAAAAGCAAATGTTAACATAGCGTCCGGCTTTCCTGATGTATTTTTAATCCAATGCATACTTACCTCCTAAGTGCTAAAAGAATATGGAAATGTATACATAATATCAGTTTTATCCATTCTCTTTAAATTTAATCTCTGTCTAGTATAATGTCTGTAAAATAGCTTATCTTTAGTTATATTTAAAACCTCATATATATATTCTACATCATTATTAAAATCAAACCTAACGATTAAGTCTCTGTCTTTAATTGCCGGATTAGGCAGAGTCCAACATACTGGCTCATATTTTTGCTCCAAATGCTGATGAGCGCCAAGAACTAAGTCTTCCTGGGTATCTCCAAACATAACCATAACTCGTCCATCACTTCTTCTTTTATAATCATATTGAACATATCCGTTTGTATACCCCGTTCCATAACAAAGCTTGCACCCCTTAATCTTTGGGTGCATTCTTCTTGAATCAGCGCAACTGCATTTTGGTCCATCCCAAATTCTTTTGAGAAGAATTATCGGCTCGCCTACCTGATCCAACAGAGCCTCTTCTCTGTTGAGCATTCTGTCAAACAAGTTCATGCCTCTAAATTTATTAAACTCTCCGCCCAAGTAACTTCCGCAATCATTCTTGCCCTGAAAAATCTGCTGAGGGATTGCTCTATGATAGCCGCAAAAATCAAAGCCTTGAAAAAACTTCCTATCATTATCCTCATAATCTGTTACAACCAGCCCTGTTCCACCTATCTCTCTTCCACTCTCATATCCATCTATATAGGTTGGAGTTCCGGTTATTATAACTGAATTTTTATCCTGACAGGCGAAGAACATTTTTACCGTATCTCCGGAAATATAAATCCCTGGGCTGGTACCGTTCAGGCCTCGTCCACCAGAAGGAAGAAGAAATGATGTATCTGTTTTTGCGGTATACCTTATAACTTCAGAATCATTTATCAATAATATTCCCGCAGACGGGTATCCATCTGTGGAAGCTACGTTTATTGTTGTTGCGTCACTCAAAACCTGCTCTGTAACACTAGTGTCATCAGGAATTCTAAAAACGCCCTCCGCTACAGACTCCATATTGTCTAATTCAAGAGTTCCACTAAAAGCCTCAAGAGCTCTAACTGCAAAGGCTAAAGTAAATCCTGGTGTAAACCCAGATATCTCTGCAGCCCTAGTATCTCCTGTGGCGATATATTTGGGATTAGAATCAAAAATGTCTAATCTTGATTCATTTTCATATATCAAAGAAAATGAATCCCCCTTGTATGATCTGGAAATTGGCTTATACCATTCTATTTTCAGCATATCTCCCCTGCCAACATTAGAAACTTTTCTAATACCTTGTGAAAATCCTAAAAATTTTATTTGCGGGAAAGTTGATGGTAAAATAATTTCTGGCAGATCAACGCTGTATGCAAAATCCCCCCTTAGAAGGTTTCCGTTAAGATCCTCTACAGTATACTTAACTATATAAGCTCCATCTCTAAACGACTCCGTAGGCTCAATTCTGACTGAAGCTCCATCCTCAATCTTGGTAACCAAGGATGTATCTCCATCAAAATATTCTTGAAAAACACCATCAGCAACGACGGGAAGATCATTTATCCATATATTTATACTATCTGTATCAATATCGTCAATTTCATCTTTAAATTGTAAAAATAAAACTTGATCTGATTGAACTAAATCTCCATCCTCTGGAGACGAAAGCTCCAAAATAGGCTCTGCAGGAATTGTCTTAAATACATATTCGAAATTAAAATATTTTTCATCTAAATTTTGAATCTGAACTTTTACAAGAATCACTTCTCCCTGAGAAAATAAATCTTCAGGGTCGATAACGATATAGGCTCCAGCATCAATAGTTGAGATATCCGAAAAGGCTCCATCAAACCCAGATAAAAACTCTAGCTCCTTGATGGCCATGGCGCCGCTTACCTCTACAATAAGCGATGACAAATCAAGCCCTGTGCCGTCATCTATTATGCTGAATTCTATTAGCGAATCTAAGCCGTTAAGCTTACTTCCTTCGTTTGGTGACTGGCCTGATAAAGTTAGCATAAAAACCTCCAATTGAGGCTTTTCTATTAGTAGAGCGGCCTACCCTATACTCTTTCCATAAACTCTGACTTTTTCTCTTCCACTTCTGACTTTGGAATATCATGATATTCAAGCAAATTATCAACATATTTCTCTGCCTCATTCGCCCCTCTGGTCTTGCTATCATATTCGATTTGACGCTGAAATGCCTCTATTTCATCATCCCTATCTAAATAATCATCATCTTTATCATCTTGTTTTTTGCCAAAATCTTCAATATGCTGTATAGCATGTACTAATTCGTGGATTATATATCTCATAATTATCTTAAAAGGCTTTTTCATTAATTTTGGATTTAAAATTATTTTTCCATTAATAGTTTTCGCAGCTACTTTTATTTTATCAAAGCTTATGGGAACACTTTTTAAAAACCATGCTCCTATATTATTTTCTTCACAAATACTTTTGGCTATATCATCATTCATCAATGACGTTCTTATCTCGGATAAGGCCATCATTTGCTCCATAAGAGTATTTTTCTTATTCTTTTTTAATGCTACTATTGTTATCATTTGGATAGTTCTCTTCTGAAAAAAAGTCTTGCAAGTCCTTGGACTCATTATTAATAGCTAAATTAGCAAGAAATGTGCTTTGTCTTAACATTGTTATTCTTTCTTCTGCTCTTTTGACCAAATTTTGTAAACCTAAAATTTCAAACTCCATTTCCTCAGAATCTCTTGGGGCTTCAAACCCACAATAATACATAGAACAATTTTCTGGCTCTCTCATAATATCTCCATTGTTATATAATACTTATTCCAAACTGTCTTGGCATAACTCTATATACCTTGTGTATTTTAATCCTGACGAATTGTGTCCACCACTTTCCCAAGCCTCATTCATTAGATGATATCGCATACTTGTATGACTCCACCCTAGAGCGTGTCCAATCTCATGCTCCAAAACACGCTCTTTGGTTATATATCTTTCTTGTAAAAATATTTGAGAATACAGAATAGTATTATCGACCTGAAGCTTAGTAGTTCTAGTTAAGGCTAATTTCTCAAAATCAAAAGATTGATTCGGCAAGGATAAAATTATCTCTCCCCATAAGGGATTGGTCCTACACGCTGGTGAGCTATTATCATATATAATTGGCCCAAAAGAATACCCTAATCTCTCCCAATATCTTAGTGCTAACGATATTCTTGAGCTAGATATATTAAGCCCATCACACACTCTTATTGCCGGCTCAGATATCCAGCAGGCTTGAGTTTCTGGCTCTCGCCTTGGAACAAAAGCTGCCTCCTCTGCCTGAACAACCTGTGCGACGGGTGAGCTAAATGTAAGGATGAAAGATAATAATATGTACTTAGTCCACATATACCTATAGATACATAATAGTATTAACCTATTTTTTAACAACTCTTAAGACAGCAAGGTTGCCCCATACTTATCGGCATATCTGCTAAATGTAGTGGCGCCAACGCCCAGGCTTTTCGCCGCCTTTCTAACGGACCCATATTCACCATATGCTTTTATTGAGTCAAAAAATGTTTCTTACTATATGATCTTGCGCGAACGAAGGTGCCTTAATCTTACAAAAGCGGGCGCCCCGGAGCTTAAATTAGTGAATGTTCCATAAGAAGCAGGCGCAGGTCTTATAGAATTCTTTATAAACTTTAACCTCTCTCGATATGATGTAAGAAAATTTTGATAATGAGCTTGCAAGAAGTCTCCTAAGGCAGGAGGCTGATATGAGATGCCTCCATCACTAATCGTAAAATCTCTACCCTTCTCTACAAGGGCCTGCGAAGATAGCGCTAAAATATAAGCGCCCTCTGTAATTGCGTGTGAAAATGTTTTATGAATTATTTCATCAGCAAATGTGAATGATGTAAAAAATGGGATCATATTAAACTCAGACAAAGAAGAGCACAAAAAGCATGCTAAAATTTCATCACTAAATACATTGCAATCCTCCATAACCATTTCGCCATAACCATCTACAATAAAAGCTCCATACTCATCACGAGAAGGCTTCTGTCCGTCTGATCTAAGCCTTGCCTTCATATATTTCAATAAAATATTAAGACCAACAAGCTCCGATTCTGAAAAATCAAAATCAACATCATCCCCTAAAACGGCCGATCCAGCGACTGCCGATGCCTCATCTGTAACCAAAAATTTAAACTCATTGGTTAGTCCGGCACCGTCAACAGTCGCCGTCCATGTATCTGTCCATAAACCCTTATCTGCTGATGAGCCAACATCATATGAATAAACATACAATCCAGTATCTTCTCTTGTAACCCCAGTTGATGTTGGACTAACATCAGTATCATCATCTGGATTTGTAATGCTTATTTCCGGAGTAGATTCGGCATCCTGTGGCAGCCCATCAGGCCCATAGTATTGAATACTTAGCTCGACTGCTTCGCCTCTGATTGCCTTATTTCTATTATTAGCCATTATCTTGCCTCTGCCCTAGGAACATTGATTGTGTCAGATTTTGAATTAACTGTAAAATTCTCCAAAACAGACAGCTCAACATCCTCTATTGTATACGCGATTATTACTACATAATCTCCGGCAATATCAGGGATATAATCATAATAATATGTTCCATAATCCTGATCTAATGCTGACATGGATTTAGATGAGCTATATGCAGATGTTCCGTCTGGTTTTATAATTTGCTTAATAACAGGATCTATATCTTCGGTAAAAGGAACTCCGGCGTCTGTCACCTGAAGAGGAACCCTTACTGTTGCTCCTATAATATAACTTCCCATGGCCATATCAAGTCTCCTCTATATAGTCTATGACAAGAAAGTCTGAAACATTAAAATCAGATGGATCGTAATCTCCAGAAAACTCAAATGATTTACCATCTTCTGACAATGCAACATCTATAGTTACATTCAATCCATTAAAAAAGACTCTAAAGATATCGGAAGAAACTTTGGCCGCACCATTTTTATCAACAACTTGGTAAGTATATTTTCCAAACTCAACTTGGTCAGAAATATTAACAAGATATTGATTTGAAGCAACAGGGGCAGATACTTCGCCTGAATTTATTAAATCTACAATTTCTTGAGCAAACTCAGTAGAGACGGCCGGAGAATCTGCATCAAATATTATTTGATTTATTTTTATAAGATTTCCATCTTCATCTTTTACAGTTCTCTCTAAACTAATTGTTCCGTCGCTAGATGTAGTTGGAAATTTTGTAGCGGGGCCCGATGCCATGTTAGATCTCCATTCTTTTATGCTAAAAAAATTAGCATATTAATAATATCAAATTTCCTTATAAGCTTTTATCTCAACAAAGGCACCTTTGTTTATTGGATCGAAAAATTCAATTATGAGACAACCATCTTTATCTCTGCCTAAAGTATAATCCAACTCTTCATATGGGCAATATACTTGCCTTATTCCGTCTACATAAACTTCTACAAAAAGAGAAAACCTTCCTCGATCTTTTTGATATTCTTTTTTTAATACCAAAAGATTTTTTTCCTCTATAACAAACATATCTGAATCTTCTTTTAAAAAAAGTGCTTCATAATGAATATACTTTGGATCAGACAGCCTCTTTGCTCTAGCCACCTCTTCCCTTACATTATTAGACTCTTCTTTAATCAATCTACTGTAATCTTCTCTCTTTTTACTTAAAACAGCAGATTCTGCCTTTAGAGTCAAAAGATATCCCCTAACTTCCTCTTTAACAACGGTTTCAATATATTCTTTAAATTTATCAAAAAGATTATTTAAAAACTTATTTTTTGGAATCTTCATATTTAAGTCTCGTTATCCATATGTAGGTAAAATTATTAAGCTCTTCTATTTTCTTTTTTGCCTCTTTATAGTCTTTGCTTCTAAGATGCTTATTTATCTCAAGATTTAACAACTCTGAATACTCAAGCCATGTTACGCCCTTGCTCTTAAGTTTGCTGCTTAGTTGCGTTAACCTTTGCTTTCTAGAGAAGGTAAAGGCAGGGCTGGAAGAGGACATCTCAGACTTAAGACCTGTTTTGTTATAAGGCCTGGAAAATAAAAATTTTATTTTATAAAAAATAATTTTAAAAAATACTTTAATCATAAAACTTGAAATCCTATAATAAAAAGGGAGGGGAGTTTCCTCCCCTCCCAAGGTTACATATTATATATCAATATTAGTCAAAAAGTGTTATATAATTAATTATACTTCTTCTGCAACACCTGTGCCAAAGTCGCTATAAGGTAGATCGCCACCAAGATCAAAGTCTGGATCAGGAGTTCCTTCTCCAATTCTTTTCAGAGCAATCTCGACGATAAGGGTGTCGTCAGCATGCATGTGTCGGACGATGATGACATCCGTCTCACCCGGCGGTTGAACGAGGAAGAAGTCTCCATCTTCCAAATCCCCCTGCGAGGCCTCAACTAAGTCTTCACCATTAAGAATAACCCTAATTGCAACTTGGCTAGGATCAATCGTCCAGTCCTGGGCATTGACGCTCTCGGAGTCATAGGTTATGCCAAACGCCGCGAAGTGACTGTCCAGTCGCAACGCGAGCGCTGGCCCTGGATTAACAGTTTGATCAAAGGGCTCTCCGGCCCCATCGGGTATGCCGGACCCACCCTGATTCCCTTGGGTCGGCGCATGGGCTTCATAGGATATTCTAGTCAATCTTTTGTTTTCAAGTCTAGTGAGACGAGCTATAAGCTCTGAGAAGGTAAGGTTCGCCTCAACCCCAAGATCTTCATATGCTGCTTTGAAGTTGTTGTCATTGTCTTTGATGGCGTTCCGTACCTCAACTAATGATTCTAAGATCCCGTCTTGGTCCACATGTGAAGTGGCGTTATCGATACGAGTATCAAGCTCGGCCTCTTCGGCCATAGCACGGTTAGTTTCGATCAGAATCGCATCGTCAACCGCTGCAAACACCTCTGGATGGAGTTGTTTGTTTTTAAGTAATGCTTTCATTTTCTTTTCCTTTATTATTTATTTGGTTATAAAACTAAACATAAATTATGTTACTTTAAGCTAATAGATTCAGAGTGTAGATGTCATCTAACTTAAAATCCTATAGCGAAAAGGGAGGGGAGGAAGCTCCCCTCCCAAGGTTTCGTATTATATCAATATTAGTCAGTAGTTAATTACACTACGGGGCCTTCCTCAGCAGGCTCTGGGTCTCCATAAGGTAGATCGCCACCAAGATCAAAGTCCATATCAGGAGTTCCTTGGTCAACTCTTTTCAGAGCGGTCTCGAATACAATTGTGTCGTCATCCTCTAAATGATCAGGCAAGACAACGAAGCACTCAGGAACATCTACAAAAAAATCTCCGCCAACTAGTTCGTTTGTTTGGCCATCCCAGGTGCCTTCAGCTAAGTCTTCCCCGTTAAGAATAACTCTCATCACAATTTGGCTGAAGTCTAATTCATGATCTCCGACTTGATTTTGGGTGTTTAAGGTGATCCCTACGGCGGACAAATGAGATGCAAGGTCCAAAATCAAGAAATTGGCATTGCTCTCCTCAAAGGGCTCATCGACACCGTCAGGTAGGTTGCCCGGAATTGACGTATCGCCAAGCGCCTCATACGATATTCTGTTCAATATTCTGTCCTCAAGTCTATCAATACGTGTTGTAAGCTCCCCGAAGGATGCCACTGCCTCGACTCCCATTGCTCTATATGCGTCAACAATGCGATTGTCCCCATCTGCAGCCGATGCGGCCAGTTCAGTCAATGATGTTATAACACCATCGTTGGCGTCTACGCTGCCTACCAGATTGGTGATACGAACATCAAGCCCGCCCTCGCTGGTTAAGGCGCGATTAGTTTCGTCAAGAACAAGCTGATTAACCAGTTCAAACACTTCTGGGTGGAACTGTCTAATTTTTAGTAATGCTTTTGCCATTTTAATTTTCCTTTATTATTTATTTGGTTATAAAACTAAACATAGATTAATTTACTTTAGATTACGCGTTAGGTGGCACGTAGACCAGGAACCATATATCAGCCACGTTCGATGGAGCGTTATTCCACCCGTCGAATTTGCCATTATTGTAGCCTGCGTCCTTTAAGCCCTCAAGGACTATAGAGAAGGTACCGTCGTTGTTGTCTACAACAGATGCGCCATGGTCGCCGCTGCCCTGAGGGGCCGTTTTGGATAGGCCCAGCATAGGTGCGTCTTCTTGTTGAGCTACATATGAGTGCAGGTTATTTTCAGTTATCATTATCATCGCGTGCTGGTTTGCGCCGAGGCCCCAATCCCAGATACCGTCTTGAGTCAGGAAGTCATTTATACCACCCGCTAGCGTCTCAGCCATCTGTTGGGGAGCAGGATGACCAACCTCCGAAGTCCAAATTGCATAATATTCATTATTATTAACCACATTGGTGGTTAAGGCCATATCGGAAATCGTTGGATCCCAGACCATAAAACCTGGGTTTTCTAAGTTGCCGTTCCCATCGAGTCGCCAGACATAATCATAGCTTTCAATCATTCCACCACCATTTAAATTCATGCCAACATCATTGTGGGCAAGGTAGATTTCTACAAAAATGTAGTCTCCTTCTCCACTCGGGCCGTCAAGGTTTGGTGTGCGAAAATACACGTTCCCGTCTGGAACCATTCCAGCGCCAACATCTTCTTCGCCAACCGTCCAATCACCCTGGCCGGCGAGGACCTCTACCATCGATCCAGTGTTGTGCAACTTCTGGCCATTTCTAATGAATCGAATACCATTATAATTTGCCGCATTTCCTTCGAAGACACGATAGTCAAGAGAATAATCAGCAGCCCAACCTACTCCCAGCTCCGCCTCTACAATATCGGCCCAAGAAGATGCGTACATCGTAATTGGATTACCATTCCCATCTACGATGGGACTCCCAGACATATCTAAAGCAGGTACCTGATAGCCTTTACCATCCACCAACGGTCCGCCCGGGTTCAGATCAACTCTGTACTTTATTACTCTAGAGCTTTCGGAAGCGACTATTCTCGTTTCACTATTGACCAACTTTGCCGCCAAAGTCGCGGCCATTGAATTAATTTCATCAACCAATTCATCATCCGCCTCAATCATAGCTTGGTTCACTTCGGCCAAATCATCTGGCAGAGAAGGGTTACTCGGCTCATAGAGACGAAAGAACTTATCAATTTTGATGGCAATAGCATCTTCGGCAGCGATAGCGCGGTCATGCTCTACCTCAATACGGGATTGAACCCCTTCTGTTGGGGTGTTTGGTCCAAGCTTACCATTGATAAATTCATCATGGAGCTGGTCCAATCTTACTTGCGTTTTCATATTAATTTCCTTTATTTTTAAGTTTCTGTTAAAAACAAACTAAAAACAAACTAAACGATAGGTGCGCCTATAAACAATTCGTCACTTTATACAAATCTATATAAAACGGAATATTGTATTGTAGGCATATATTATAGGGTTAAAAACCATTTTTGGTATAAACTTAGAACTTCATAAAATAAACTTAAACTAAAATAATTTATTTGTAGCATATATATGTAATATTAGTCAAAAAAGTAAAATAAATTAAATAAACATTTTGCTCGTTGAAAATCAAAATGTTTAAAATTTAAAATTTTTACACAAAATTAACTTGAATACAGAATCTTCTTTAACGACCTTACTTTATTATCATATTCGCAAAATTCGCTACTAAAGAATTCTATAGATAATCCATCGGCCACAGAGTCTGGGTCTTCCAATATAAATTGAAATCTTCCTGTAGGCAACTTTTGAGCATTAATAAGCTTTAATCCTTTAAGCGTTAAATATGCTGCTAATGCCAAATCAGATGTTTCATATTGATTCATAGATTTTCCCTCTTATACGTTTCTCTTTTAAAATTAATAGACACGCAAGCTATTCTCTACAATGTTTCTCTATATATTTTCTATGTGTAGAGCAGGTTGTTTTATTTTTTGGAGCCTGTCTCTTGCATCTCATACCATCTTTTTTCACATAATCACATTGTATAAACTTAAATCCAACTACATCAGTATATGTGCTTGATGTACTTTTTTCATTTGATATTCCAGAATCATTTGTTATTGCAATTTTTGGGGATAATTCTTCTGGCTCCATTACTACATGAGAATGCTTATCATTCAATATGCTATCACCTTCTTCTTCCATAACAATAAATGGATCAGAATTTATCATATCAACATATTGTTCTCCGGAAGGTTTTAATCCTGCAAGTTCTTCTTCATAGTCGAAAAATGTGTCATATTTTTCAGACTCACCCTCTTCCTCATTCATAACAACATAATTCTCATCTCTTCTGGAGAAAATCTTTATTTGAGCACGATCTTGCAAAGGGGTTCCTTTGATATACCGAAGCCTAGAACTTAACTTTTTTGATAACATATTTCCCTCATTCAATGCAATGAAATTAGCATAAAAAAAGAGGCATAGTGCCTTAACACTATGCCTCTCAATATTATTCTACAGGTTAAATTACACAGTACCAGTAGCGACACCACGTGGGTTAACGATACCAATTCCGATAATCTCATTCACAACCCAACCAAGCTTAAGCTGCTTGGGCTCATCAGCGGGAAGTACCTCGATGTCCTGACGGACAGGCATCACACCAACGAACTCTGGATCAGCACAAGCAAAACAGCGGCCCTGAGGCACAACCTTGGAGACGATAATATCGGCACCAAAGACGTGACCATAAAGACCAGTCTGAAGAAGCTCACGCTGAGTGACAGGATCGACCTGAGAGTTTGCGTTACCAGCAGATTCCCAAGTAAGAATATCAGTGAACTCATTGATGTTCATGAAGTACTTGGAAGTCACAAGGTCCCAACGATCAACTTGACGCTTAAGGTTAACAAGGCCATCCTTGCCTAGAGCGCCAACGGTGAGAGCATCAAGTGCCTGAGCAGTATTCTCTCCACCTTCGGTGTTATCACCAGCAAACTGTAGGGCAGCAAAGACGTTAGCGTCTTCCTGGGCCTGAATTTCCTGACGAGCCTTCTGCTGAGCACGATCAATTACATTGAATCGACGACGCTTAACTTCGGCAATACGAACCGTTGGATTTGAGACAACCTCAAACTCAGGAACGGTCACGCGGTCACCAAAGACACGAGACTCAGGTGCAGCACCATTACTGGATACAACTACAGCCGCGACATCAATATCACGGTCATAAACAGGCAGAGCACCCTGGGGTAGAGGATCAACAACGAGAGCCTTGCGAGCTACTCCCTGATAATCAAGGTTTCTACGAATTGGGTTGGCCATTGCCTGACCTAAGGCAATCTTGCCTTCTTGTGTCATAAGAGCCTGCTTAATCATCTCATCTCTCTGACCATCATTTAAGCTTGGCGCAGTTGCCTGAGCGTTGCTTGACGGCTGAAGATCTTCGATAATAGAAGCATACTTTACAATCTGTGTTAGGGCCTCAGTTACATTGGAGGCGTTAATTTCACCATGTGTATTAAATAAATTAGACATTAGTTCCTCCTTATATCTGTGTACCGGTGAAGAAAATAGCCGAATGCGCTTGCACACGGGCTTCTCCAGCAGCAGTGTTAGTGGTAGAGACAAGTGACTGATCTGTCATATGTCCAACAAACATTCCGAGCGCATTGCCGCCGCCGCCATCGTCACCGAGAAGGCCAGTGGCATCCGCAAGGACGTTAGTGTTAGCAACCTGGTATGCGTTAAGAGCGTTTGTATGCACAGTAGAATCGGTAGCAGCCGCACCGCTAACGCCATAAAGACCTGCGGTAGCCCAAACAGTAACCTTGCCAGAGGCACGATCAGTCGCAGGACCGATAACAACTGCGCCTCCGCCAGTAACTTGAGTAGCTCGACCAGCATTTGAGCCAATCAGCGATCCAAAAAGTGTTCCATATTCGTCTTCGCCCTCATCGGCTAGGCCGCCGAGAACTCCGTCTGTACAAGGTCCGACGCTGAATCTTACAGCGATTCTATTCGGATCTGTTAGATCAGCCCCAATAAATGGGCCGTGCCCACCTACATCAGCAGCATAACCATCGTCGTCTGTGTCAGCAACAAGGCCAACATACTCGCCACCCTCAAGGGTGCCGGCATCATCATCTTCGAGGTCAAACATGCCAAGGGGACGTAATCCTGGATTTAATAAATGTAAAGCCATTTTTAATTTCTCCTTAATATTTTATATCTTATAATACATTTAACCATTAAATGTATTGTCTAGGTTTATTACTTAACTTAAAGTTCGATTATTTACTTGTTTTCTTAAGAGATTCACGCACCCAAGCGTAATTAGCTCTATAGTTTCCTGTTGGAGTGCTTAACGCCACACCTTGTGTCTGCCTCTGCTGTTCTAATCCGTTTTCAACCAGCCCGCCGTTGCCAATAGAATCTAAAGATACTATTGCTTTTGGGTGAGCCGCATGAACTAGATCAGTGCCAGTTTCGTCATGCACATTATACAGGGTTTTATAATCGCCCTTTGGGGTTTCCGACTTTTCGTCATACAGTCTACCTAGACCTGTAAAATATGTTCGGAGTGTTTTGTCAGTACTATTTAGATCCGTTACGGCATCTTTATAATACGACTTCGAAACTTCATCTGCTTCTTTAAACAGATTCAAATCGTTATTTGTATGATTATTAGTAGAAAATAGATTTGGACTTGCAATATTTCCTAATGATGCAAGCTTTTCTCTTCTACTCATGTTGCTTTTATTGTCAAAATTGGGCTCATCATCTAAGAGAGCCGCGAATGTTTCTAAAGCGGTAAATCTATCTGGATTTGCAAATGACGCAAATTTCTCTAACCTATCGAATCTTTCATCGCTTCCTCTGCGCCTCATATTTCTTTGCCTCCTTGTCATTGGCCGCCTTGACCTACCCGCAGCACCGGGGCTGCGCCTAATTCTCTTTCCCGACATAAACCTTCTTGTCCTACGCTTTCCGCGCCGATTTCCTCCAAGAATTCCTGTTCCATCTAAATCAAACCCTATCACCCTCTGTACGGTTTCGTTTAAAGCCCTTTGCTTATCTCCATCTTGTACTCCCATCTGTCTGCTATAAAGCGCCCCGCCGGTGCTTGGGTTATCAAGACTTTGCCTTGCTATGTGTGCTTGATCAAATCTGGTCTCTTCGTCTCCAAGGCCAGGGCCATCAGGAACTTGGTCTACGAAAGCAAACCTCATTCCGTCATAAGCTCCAGGTTTCAACTCTATTACATAATCCTTTCTGTAACGCCGCATTACGTGCATAAGCAAAGCGCTTCCAAGAGATTGGCCTGATAAAATTTCCTGCAATCTTTCATTATTCCTAGAGTCAACTGCATCTAAAGCCTCAGTTATCGCAGGATCCACCTGCCGTCGTGGGCCACCGCCTCGATGAGGGCCCTCTGGAGGCAAAGGATCTCTGGTTGCATATTGGTAACCACGATATGCTCCATAAACTAAAGCTCCGCCAAGCGCAAGCTTTACAACTCCGCCAAGCCATGCTCGGCCTATTTCTGCTCCGCGACCTAACCAGGAAGTAGCTTTTGCGCTTGTGGAAACAACTTTTCCGCCGGCACTTTCTAAGGCGGCTACACGTTGAGTAATAATTCTTTCGACCTCTGCTTGGGTCATAGTTCCTCTTGCGACGGAAGCCTCAAGGGTTTCTCGAAGAGCGGCGATTTCTCTCGCTTGGGCTTCGACGGTCTCTTGCAGCGCCCGGACAGTTTCGGGAATATCATCAGATGCCTTAATGCCTTCAACGATTGGATCTGTAGCTCCCGCACCTTCTTCTAAAAGCTTGACCTCTGTTACTGCAGCGTCAACTGCTTTGGTTCCATCTTCAACCACAGTCCCCACCGTCTCAGCAGTTTTGGCTGTTTCGTCAACAATTGGTCCAACATCATCTACGCCGCCCGTGCGAAGCTCCCGAGGCAGAAGTGCCTCCAGCTTGCGGGCGCTGGCAGCCTCTTCGGCTTGTGCTGCGGTCTTCAGGACCTCTAGTTTTCTAAAGTCTTCAACAGCTGCAGTTGCAACTCTAACGTAATCATCAGCACCCTCTAAGGTGCCCAGTATTCTTAATGCTTCGTCATAATTTCCGGCATCTACTGCGGCTTTTACTGCGGCCTTTATTTCAGGGGTTACCCCCGCTGCTCCTTCTCCAATTTTAGCTGCTATTTCAGCAGTCTCTTCGGCAGTCCGCAGGGCAACACTTCCTTCTTCAGCGACTATTCCTGCGCTTCGCAATGTATTTGTGGATACCTCAGTAACACTTGTTCCGCCCTTTAATAGCTCAAGAATCTTGGGGGCATCATCAGCATTTTTTAGGCTACTCCCTAAAAGCTCAAGAACTTCTGCCTCAGATTTTCCTCTGGCCAGTGCCCTAAAGGCCTCAAACCCCTCTGCTTCCCCTCTGAACAAAGCGGTCAATGCATCGCTAGCAACAGGAAGTGCGCGAGCGGCTGATGTCCCGGCCTCTGCAGCACGAACAGCCGCCATGGCTCCTCGTTCTGCATCTGCAGCAGCTGCAGCAGTGCGCTCTGCTTCAACTAAGGCTTGAGTCAACCTTCTTTCCTCGTCAGCCTGAGCGAGCGTTCGTACTGCACCTCCACCGGCCGCCTCTATTTCCTGAAAAGTACTTAAAGCTACCTTTGCTTCTTCTGCGACTATATGTGCTTCGCGAGCGACCTCTGCCGCCAACTGTGCTTCACGACCCAGGTGAGCAGCATCGGCTACAGCTCCACCAACATGAGCAGCATCGGCTACAGCTCCACCAACATGAGCAGCATCAGAAACACCTCCGGCAACATGAGCAGCATCGGCCCCCGCTCCAAAAAGAGACGTAAACCAATTAGCTTCTTTGGCTAAAGATGGAGATCCATTGTTGAATCTCTGCATAGTTTGAAAATAGGCCTCTATTGCACTATTGTCTGAAACTTTCTTTATTCGCATACCACATCCTGATTAAGGATCTCATCAATTGTTCTTTCGATTTTATATGCTAACTTTATATTATTGTCAGCCAATGCAGCTTCCGCAAGTACTCTTAGGTCGTCAATGACTTCGTTTTGAAGGTCATCATCTGAAGTTAAATCCTCATCATCTTCGGCGCTATCAGAAGTTATTTTGCTGACTGCTTCGGCTGTAGCATTAGCCTGCTCCTCTAAGCCCTTTAATTCTTGAGTCTGCTTGGCAGCATCTTCTGCTATTTTTTGCTGCAAAATATCTGCTCTACGAACTGTATCTAGAACTATCTTTTCAAGCTCTTGAAACACTTCGCTTTTATTGTAGTGAAATTTGTCTTCCTTGCTCCATGAATTAGGCATTAGTGTCTCCAGATAAATGTTATTTCATCACATTTTAAATAATTAGTAGTTTGTAAACGTCTCTATAACAGCATAAATTCTAGTGTTCCGATTGCCGCCGAGGGAGGGCCGGTACACACTGCTACGCCAGGATGATTATCAGTCGGTTGGGACGAGGTTAACTTTCCGTCTAACCCAACATATAATGTGCAATTTACAGGAAACATTTGAGTTGTATCAAACTGATCTGTTGCATATATACCTCTTTGATAATGGATGGTGATTCTTCCGCTGCCGACAGTTGTATCATCCCCCGGCTTTCCAGCTATTCTATATATATAATTGGTAACTATCTTAAAGCTATCATATGTCCCATCACCTGATGAATCATAATTAAGCTCTGTTCCAGACGGCACAGTTATAACTCCATTAACAGTATTCAATACAATTGAAATTGTCGAGGTAAAGCTACTCTCTATAATATGAGGAAACTCCAAAACACCAGTGACTTCAACTGTACTAACCCGATTCCCATTATCATCTATTTCTGATGATTGGGCATCAATAATTACAACCTCATCTACTTGAGCCCTTGTGAAAGCCGAAGTTCTTACGTCATCAATAATGCCCAAAGGGGCTGTACCATCACTTACACTTGCCACAATATCATTCCCAATTAAGCCTAATTGAGCAAACATTCCTGGCTCAAACTCGGCTGTTGGGTCAACAGACAAGCTCATTGGTAATGCATTTCCGCTATGAATAACCTTTAGCAACTTGTTTTCTCCACATTAAAGTATAAAAAGGGAGGGAAATATTCTTTCCCTCCCTTTTATTTTACTATTAATAGTAATTAATCTCTGTCTTAGTTGCCGATTTTATTCATCGTTGCTAAAACCATATCTGCTGCAAACTGATCACCAGCAGAGGAGAAGCTAGTAGCCATTTTATTAAGGGTGTTTAATAAATCACCCTTTCTATTAGACTCTTTAACCAAATCTCCTCTTATACTTTCCGCAGTAGCCTCAACAACATCTGCTGCAAAACCTTCGCCCTTGCTTCTTAGGCCAGCAGAAATTCTGCCTAAGCCTGACATAATATATTCTCCACGAGGATTTAAAGGATTGTTTCCAACCTTTTTCTCAGAACCCTTACTTGAGCTATATGTCTCCATATCATTTATTTCATTTTCAATTAAGCTAGAAGTATCAGCTGCAAGCGATTCAGAGTCCGGCTCATCTACTAATAGATCAGCAATTTCGTTTTCAAAAGTATCAGCAATTTCGTCCACATCAGCTGTGTCAGCAGCAACGCCCCCGACATCCTCGCTTTGCGCAACTTTCTTTATACTTTGAGACTTGCCCACAAGTCTTGAAAACTCCTGGGCAATCCCGTCTCCATTTCCTCTAATGCTATACATATAATCCCCCTACTCCCACAAAGATGATAAGGTATCAGCGGACATCAGTCTTGGGCTAACGCCTACACCATTGTCTGCTTCAACGCCAATGTTTACTCCGCCAAGGTCTGACGCCACTTTAACGGTACCTACTGGTCTTGCGTTTGCAATACTTCGCTTGAAGGCTTCAAATGCATTATCATCAAAGGTCATGATATCATCAACCTGTCTATCTAAAGACGCCTTTGATGCGGGCAAAAGACCCTTTCTCTGCATATCCATTCCGACATCATATGCCCTGCGCAACTTCACTCGATAAGCCTCTCTTGCCTCATCTTGCTTCTTAGTCTCAACCTTATTGGCCAAAGCTTCTTTTACAGGATTTGCTACAGCGGTCTTCTGCGAGGCCTGATGAGCCTTGGACGCCTCTGCTTGGAGTTCATCGCCATCGTCATCAACTTCGGATACAGCCGCTGGAAAATCATCTAAAGCATCTTCTGCAACCTCATCACCTTCGTCGTCCATATCCATAGCGGACTTCAACATAGCTTCGCGATTTGCTGCGCGACTTGCCAAAACTCGATCATCAGCCTGCTTTAAAATAGCTTCTCTTCGAGATTTGCGCAAACTCATAGCAGAAGCGATAAGCTCATCAACAGCCGCATCCTCTGCGGAGTCTTCAACGTCATTTACGTAATCTTCTTCGCCAGCGTCCAAAGCATCTTCTGCATAATTAACCGAATCTTCTACATTATTGGAGCTAGTTACATTCGCCTCTAATGACGTAGCAACACGTACCAATGCCTTAGTTTCTCCAGTGATTTGGTCAGCATCTCTAACGGCATGACTTGCCAGCTTGACAAACTCCCCTCTCTGAGAGGATGATAGCTTTGAAATATTATCATAGGTTTCTGCAACCATTGATAACTCATCTGCAGCATCATCAAGCTTTCTATAAGCAGTCTTAAGGTTCTTTATAACATTGCTAGAAAGAGCTCCTAAGCCAGCCTCTATTTGCTCACCCTCTTCGCCCTCGCCCTTGCCGGTGAAAACGTTGACATCTACATCGGCCATAGTTGAATCTTCAAGTTGGCTAACATAATCTCTAACTTCATCCAAAAGCTGCTCCATCTCTGCAAGTCTATCGTCAATCTCCTTTGAGGGATCTTCCTCTTCGTCTTCGCCCTCTCCTTCGGCACCTTCGTCCAATGGAGGCAGGGGCTCGGCATCTAATGGAGGCAATTCTCCGCCGCCTTCTCCGCCTTCCTCAGGAAGAGGGGGAAGTTCTCCGCCGCCCTCTTCAGGAAGAGGAGGAAGTTCTTGAGCGGCCTTTAAAAGACCAGCAACTCGGTCTAATCCCGCAACTCGTATCTGGCCGCAAACTTCTTTGCCGTACTCACGGCTCTTTAGCCATTCCCAATTTTCATTTAATTCTGGGCCAAAAATTTCTTGCCCAGTAGCGGCAATTACTCTTTTGTTTCCCGCAAAAACTTCTAAGACACTCGCGGCCTTATTTACAGACCCATTTCCATTGCGCCTAACTGTAAAGCGCGTACTGAGACCAGGACCATTATAAGCCCTAGCTCTACTCACCTTCTCTTTAGACTCCTTGTCTCCGGGCCACATGCCATCAGTTCCGCCCATATTTCCATCTTGATGCATCTGCTTATCTTTATTCCAGTCATATGTTTCACCCTTATAGGTGTTAGGCTCAGCACCTTCGGATCCGCCCTGCATGTAGGCTAACCTGCGGAGTCTTCGCTCCTCAAGCTTTGCCCGACTGAGCTTCTCCTTAGATTCCTTATCGCCTGGCCACATACCATCTGCACCGCCTGTGTTTCCATCTTGATGCATCTGCTTATCTTTATTCCAGTCATATGTTTCACCCTTATAGGTGTTAGGCTCTGCGCCCTCAGAGCCACCTTGCATATAAGCGATTCGACGGCGAAGCTCTGCCCTTTTTCTTAGTCTTGACTCATTCATAATATCCTCCACGATTGAATTGATTGAAAAGTCGTCCACAAAATCCATGCTATCACCGCCATCATTAGCCGTCTTAACGTTTCGATTTTGCTTACCGGTAGCTACCGTCACAGCTTTGCCGCCTGACGGATTATTAAATGATAAAATATCATCTCTTGGTGAAAAATCAGGGTTATCCCCGGTATCTCCACCTCCTGCGAGACCCATCCTGGATGTTGCAGAACTTAACTCTGCGCCACCGCCAGGAGTTGAGGCCTCATTGGAATTCTCATAAGAAGTAAACCTCTCAGTTGGTGTTTCTGAAAGGTCTTCTCTTGTTGTTGTTTTTAACTGACTTACTAACTGACGTATAACGTCTTTTATATCATCCTCTACGGACGGATCGCTCAGAAGTCCTGCCGCTCCAGTTGTAGCCTTTAACGCCTCGGCATTATTTCGCATTTTTTCTGAGCTATCAGTAAAGTTATTTTCAGAAACTTTTAAAAGACCATTATTTGATAAAAAACTTTTTACAATATTTGTCCGATCCTCTATGGAGCAACCGCCTAATCCACAGGCAGTTTTCATTATTCCCTCTAAATGTTTGGCCTGATTAAGGTTTAATCTTCCAAGCATAGCGCTAACGTTGTCTACTCCATAGGTCGAAAATTCTTCTTTATACTCATTTAATGAGGCAATGCACTTTAAAAGAATAGCGCCAGGCTCTGCCGGCTGAACAACAAGGCTATACTCTATCGGCTTTAAGCCGACATTTATTTCACCATGAGCATTTTTATTTGTTATATGATTGCAATACTCATCTTGATTTGTAGCTCGATTTCCACAATCAGAACAAATAGAGGTTTCAACCGCAGTTCCCATAGAGCCATATCTAACAAGGCCTGTCTCGACTTTGCGTGCCAAATCTGGATAATTAATCTTGTCTAACGCGCAAAGCCCAATTACCTGCTTGTACTTTTCATCATAATGTGTGTCTAAAATTATTCCACGAATTCCATCTACCGAGCTTGACTCATGGTCTCTGCATAGTGGAAGACCCACCCAGCTTGCCGTAGCTTTTTTTAATTCTGATTCTGGAAATATGTCTTTATTGTTATTTCTATGTGGCTGAACATTCCCGTGCCATTTCCAATTTTCATCAAAAAAGCCCCAAGCATCTTCTCCTGCTACTTTTTTGATGGAACCATTATCATCAAGCAGGGAGGACTCTGCGGCTTTTAGAAAGATTATAGAAAAATAAAGAAAGTCGTCTGACTTTGGAGCTATATTTTTAATGCTTTTTGCTAACTTAGAAAATGTTTGAACTATCTTTGGATTTGCAATAATTTCATCGTGGTCACAGGTCCCAACAACATTGTTCTCTGGAGAAGAACATATTTTTTTAAACATAGCTAGCCCTTTACGTAAAAAGAAGTGATCAGATATTTATATAAATATTAGTGTAACTATTTTTTGTGTAATTTTTTTTTGAATTACATAGTTTTTTATTCTTTTTCTTCTTTTTTTATATGATTTCTTATTGCCTTAATTCTTCTATCATTTTCATCATCTGAATCTAAATAGATGATATCCTCTTCTTCTTCATCAGGCATATCATACCCATCTTTAGAGTTTTTTACTATGATTTTCTTTGTTTTATCGCCAAACTTTATAAACATAATTACTCCGCTAAAATTACTATACCCAATATATTAGAAGTAATATATTCTTTCGTACGGTCTAAGGTGGTCTTAAGATCTTCTAATGTTGATTCTGTATTTTTTGTTTTTTCAGTTAAACTCTCAGCAAAATTATCAGTATCAATTATTGATATTAAATCAAAAACTTCCTTTATAGATTCCGATAGACTCTTTGCAGAGAGGGCCGCAGAATCAATTATCTCTGCAGTGGTAGAGACATCTTTTATTGAGTTTAATATTTTTATTCCATTTTTAATATTAATTAAAAGCCTTTTCGTTATTCTGGAGTTTCTTTTGCATGATTGATGATACTCCCCCTTGCTGCCGGCTACAGCCTCAGCCTCTCCCTTGATTTTTTCATACTCTTCTATATTCTTGTTTAAGTTTTCTATCAAGGTGCTGCACATATCATATGATCTTCCAAAATAACGCAAAGCATTTTTCGCTTCACTTTTGACACCATCTGGAACCGGAATTCCCGCAGACTTAATAATATTACCCGCACGCACAACTACGTTATGCTTTGGATATCTGCCTTTAATTGCTGAGAAAATATCTTTTGTCCCATAATGTGATGGAACCTGAATGATTTCTGGCTTAATAGCAAAGTTAGAGCTTCCCATCCGAACCTTAACCTCTTCCTCTAAAAGCCTGATTAAGACGCCGGGGTCCTTGTCCCCTCTTGATGCAAAAACAATTTTAGTCGTAACATCCTTTGACGCCTTATATAATTCGTCTACAAATAATATTTTGTTATTATTTTTTAAAATATTATTTTGCAAATATTCATTTAAATTAATTGAGTATTTTGAATTTATTTTTTTATAAAAATCTTTTTTAATCAAATCTGATAATGAAACTTTTATAAAACCTCCACAAGCAGAGAATGTCTCTCCATATAATCCCCGGGCTATCCGAGCATTATGCGCAGGGGGCGATTGCCTATACAGCCTTACCTCTTCATCCGAAAGCAAAGAGTCAAGGTCAAAAACTAATACTTGGCTCTTATGGGAAATGCTTGATGATGCATTTTTAACTATTGAATGTATTTGGCTTTGATTTTCTTTGTTATTTATTATATATAAATTATTTCCAGAGATCTTATATAAGCCTGTATCTAAAGTTTTGGAGGTTTTGAATATACATCTGTTTAGACCAAGCTCATCTAGCGCAAAGGCCTCTTTTGCAAAGCGCTCTCCAGATCGCTCTCCATACCTTATATGAATTGAGTCCAATTCTTTAATACCAAGGGTGTCTGACAATCCTCCGGATATTTCCAAAACAGCCTTGGTGCCAGCGCAAGAAAAAACCTCTAATGATCCAGGCATAATATTTTTATATAACTTTTTTATCCTATTATCTTCATCAATGAACGCTATATCAATGGGGAAGCTAACGGTGCCCATGTGAAAAAAAGCATCAGTAGGCTTCTTATATGGAAATAATAATCCCGATCTATCTCCAAGGTTTGAATAAACCTGTAGACCATCAATTTTTTCTTTAGAAGTTATAGCAACATCGCATTCAAAAGAAATTTCAGACCCATCTTTTGAATTATAATGTTTTACTGTAGCTATCTTGTCTAATTCGTTTTTTTCAACTAAATATTTTTTTATTGATCCAAAATGTTTTGCCACAATAGAAAATCCAATATTTTTAATTGAGTCAGAAATATCAATAGATCCAGAGGAAATTACAAGCCCATATCCAGTAGGTCTTAAGTGTGAGTAAATATTTTTTAAAGTAATTTTGGCAACTTCTTTATCATCAATTGCTTTGGACATATAAAATCCATCAAACTTTCTTCCAAAAGAATGGAACATAGGGTCACCATATTCCTGGTGATAGTCCTGTATATTTATATTGTCTGACGAATGCTTTAGCAAGGTCACTAGACTATGACCATCTTTTAATAAAATATCTGTATCCATATAAGTGTGAGGGCCCAGACCTAATACGGCAGAGTCTTTCTGTAAAAAATTTCTAAACTTATTAGAAAAATGGGAAAGAACCTCTAGATCATCCTCCGCCTCATCTTCTGCCACCTCTTCTGCCGCCGGGAAGAATACGCCTCCCGAGAAGCTTATTGGCACCTCCAGGTCGTGAGACAAATGTTTTTCAGAAGTCATTGTGCTGTATCCTGGGGTGGAAGTGTCCCTATCCATATCCCCGGGCAAAGCTTCCTGTATATCAAAATCAGTATCCCCCGATGGAGACATTGATCCCATTTCTCTCTCTGTATCTCCTATATATGGCCACGACACTTTTCTCATTATATCTCCTGATGTATTTTATACTAAAAATAGCAGAATATCATAATCTTCTTAACAATTCGTTTAATACGACATTTATAAAATATGGGTCTTTTCCGTTCAAAACATTCTTGACCAATCCGATGCTAACCCCTATGGCCGCTCCTCCCGGAGATTTTTTGCCAGCTATCTCCATAACATTAAATAACGAAACCTTGCCATGCACGTTTTGAAAAGACTTCATCCTTGACTCTGGAGACATATTATTTATCATAATCTTTATCATATTATGCAATTGCTCAGCAACATATACTGCATTTTGCTCAAGCATTTGTGCTTCTTTTTTTAATTCATCGGACATATTCTTTCGCCTTAGCACTACTCGCCTGGTAAGCAGCTCTGGTAGCTGTAGATATATCATTTCCCATAATCATATTCGATTTTAAAGTTTTATTATATTCTTTTGTTATTTCTACAAAAACTTTATTTTTATTTAGAATATCTGATTCTGCTATTTTTATAATTAAATCTCCAAATAATGATGAATAATCTAAAAACTTTTGCTCTGCTACTTTTTTTATTAAAAAATCAGCAATCCCAGCAAGCGCCACTTCGTCTTGCTTATCCATATCGTCCCCCAACTCCACCAACATGTTTAGCAGATCATCATAATCAAGCCTGCTTTGCCTTCTGGGCTTCTTTCTTGGCAGCACAGGGGTCTCCTCTAGCTCCGTAATATTCGCGGGCCACACGCCCTCTCCAGGCTTAGACCAGCCCCTAGCGCCTCCGCCGGGAGAGTCAGCGGAAAAGCCCTCTTCTGCCGGATGAGGAGTGGGCAAATCACACGATCTTATAGGCCGCCTCGGAGAGGGCCTTTTGTTTCTATATGATTTCTTTTTCATTTATCGCCTCGATCTCTAATTTTGCCAAAGCCTTTTGAATTAACTCTATCCGCAAGAGATTTGCCCTTAAGTTTCTTTGGCTTAAAATACCTGCCCTTAGAGCCTCGAACTTTCCCGCCCCCAACCACTAAGTCTGTAGGAGTAAAAAATACCCGCTCTCCATCTGGAGATACGGTTTCATACAAAGAGGTTGTAGTTTCGCTAGAAAGTTTTGTTAATTGATCTTGAAGTAAATTATCATTAGCAAGAATATCCATACTGCTTGACCCAGTGTCTATGTGAAAAATATGATCCCCAGAAGACAGCCCCGTTATAAAGGAGTATTCAAAATGAATTATAAGCTCTACAGCAGCGCCCGATGCATAAGAGGAGGCGTTGGTTGAAACACTCTTTATTGCATCAGTTATATCATGAGGCCATGCCGTAGATCGCGACACATCTATTACCCCCGCTGCTATGTAATGCTTAACATAGTCTATATTATCATGGCAATCATTAACCTTTGTAACATCCCCGCCTGCAGACGGATCTGTTACAAGCACAAGCTTAAGTGAAGCCCGCACTGTTCCGCCGGATCTGTCCACCACAATTTCTCCCGGACCAGCAAAACGCATTCCGTCCCCTGGTTCGATTGCCCTTATTAATGTTCCATTTATAATTTCCGCTACGGACTCAGGGCAGTCTCTGTCGGAATCATCGCCGCCGCCCTCAGACTTCTGAGAAGATGCACTTATTCCTCCAAATGCGTCTATATATATAAACCATTCATAAATGGCAATAAATAAACTTTTTAAAAAATCCAGATCCGCCGGGGTTTCTGAGCCTGCCCTTATTCTTCCTGCAATTGCCATCCCATTAGACATTGAAAAAGTTGTTATCGCTGAAAATTTCTCCCTCAACCTTGGTATAGCTTCATCTAAAACTATTTTATATGGGCCAGAAGAAGACCATATTTCAACAGTATCTTTAGCGCTATGAAGGTTTAAAGACATAATTTCAGAGGCAATATTATTTGCTCTAACTGCCGAATCAGATTTTATCTGCCTCTTAGTTATGTCATGCAGAATTGCCTCATTGCCCTCCACGCTATCAATATAATATTTAAAATTATTATTGTATAGAGCTTTAGCCGGCGCTACTATTCGTTTTTTAAAGCCGTTTATTGCCTTTTGATGGACTGCTTGCTGGTCATAATCGAATCCAACTTCGACCTTTATCTTCGTCTCAGAAAGCCTGGTAGACGGAAGACTTCCTGTTAAAAGGCTTGTAATTGAATTTATAAATGAGCCAAAAATCAAACTAGCCCGCTCCGTTGCAAAGTCCTTTGTCTTGCCCATTTCTACCCCAAGGCCAATCGCCTTAAAAGCAGCCTCTAATTGCGTGGCCAACTCATTTTGATCCTCTGGAGTCGGACCCGGTGGTACGGGAGGTACGGGAGGCGGCGGGGTCTGTCCTGTTTTCTTAATAAAATCGTCCACATTATCCTCCCTCAGGTCCTGGCGGCC